GCGCGGACGGCGCCGCCTCTTGAAGTTCGGCGAGAGCGGGAACCGGATCGGTGAATCGCATCCGCGGGCCGTGCTCACCGATCACGAGGTCGGCCTGTTGTTGCAGTTGCGCGAGGAGGGGTACAGCTATCCGTGGTTGGCAGCTAAGTTCGAGGTTTCAACGATGAGCGTGCGCTCGATCTGTCGCGGGCGCACACGGGGCCTTGCGACAGCCAAAGTGAAACTGGAGGTGGTGTGATGGCGGAGAAAAAGCTCACGCCGAAGCAGGAGCGGTTCGTCGCCGAGTACCTGATCGACCTGAATGCGACGCAGGCCGCCACGCGTGCCGGGTACAGCGCCCGTACTGCGAACGAGCAGGGCGCGCGTCTGTTAGCGAATGTTAGTGTCCGCTCTGCTATAGAGGCATCGAAGGCGAAGCGCATCGAGCGCATCGAAATCACCCAGGATCGCGTGCTCCTCGAACTGGCGCGCATCGCCTTCTTCGACATGCGCACGCTCTACACCGAAGAGGGGCAACTCAAGAAGCCGCACGAGCTCGACGACAACGCGGCTGCCGTGCTGGCTGGCATCGACACTCAATCGACGCTGCTTGGTGGCGACGATGAGGAGGGAGCGCCGTCCACGTTGGTGACGAAGAAGGTCAAGGTATCGGACAAGGTCGCCGCGCTGACTCTCGCCATGCGTCACATGGGGATGCTGAAGGACAAGCTCGAAGTCACTGGCGAGATCAGCCTCGCCGAACGCATGCGGCAGCAGAAGCCGCCGACCTGATGAGCACCACACTCGACGACGACATCGCCGCCGTGCTGGCGTTTGAGCACGATCCGCTGGGCTACGTGGAATCCATGTTCCCGTGGGGCGTGAAGGGCGGACCTCTCGAAAAGAATCCAGGCCCGCGCGAGTGGCAGTCCCGCTGGTTGCGGAAAATCGGCGACCACTTCAGCGATCCAGCCAAGCGCCACACCCCGCTCCTGATCGCCATCGCATCCGGCCACGGGATCGGGAAGTCGGCATTCATCGGCATGGTCCTGCAGTGGGCGATGTCCACCTGCCCGGACACGCGCGCCGTCGTGACCGCGAACACCGAGAGTCAGCTGCGCACGAAGACCATGCCCGAGATCGGCAAGTGGTTCCGGCTTGCGTTCAATGCATCGTGGTGGCGGCCGTCCTCGATGGGCGTCTACTCGACAGATCCATCGGCAGACAAGTCATGGCGGCTTGACGCGACGCCGTGGAGCGAGAACAACACCGAGGCATTCGCCGGCCTGCACAACAAGGGCCGGCGCATCGTCATGGTGATGGACGAGGGCTCGGGCATCGCCGAGAAGGTCTTCGAGGTGGGCGAGGGCGTGCTGACCGACGAGAACACCGAGATCATCTGGCTCGTGTTCGGCAACCCGACGCGGAACACCGGGCGCTTCCGCGAGTGCTGGCGCAAGTTCCGCCACATGTGGCAGACCGAGCAGATCGACAGCCGCACGGTGGAGGGCACGAACAAGGCCATGCTCGACCAGATGGTGGCCGCCTACGGCGAGGACAGTGACATCGTCAAGGTCCGCATTCGCGGCATGTTCCCTGCGATGTCGGCCAAGCAGTTCATCTCCACGACCGACGTCGACGCGGCCAAGGGCCGGCACCTGACGCCCGAGCAGTACGAGTTCGCACCCAAGATCCTCACCTGCGATCCAGCATGGACCGGCGAGGACACGCTGGAGATCGGCCTTCGGCAGGGCCTCTACTTCCGCATCCTGGCCAGCATCCCGAAGAATGACAACGACCTGCAGGTGGCTGCGATCCTCGCCAAGCACGAGGACGAGCAGCAGGCCGACGCCGTCTTCATCGACATGGGCTATGGCACGGGCATCTACTCGGCCGGCAAGTCCTGGGGTCGTGGGTGGCAGTTGGTGAACTTCGCCGAGACCTCCAGCAACATCGGATGCCTGAACAAGCGCGCGGAGATGTGGCTGGGCGTGCGCGAGTGGCTGAAGGCTGGCGGTTCCTTCCCGCACGATGACGATGTTCTGTACCAGGACCTGATCGGGCCCGAGACGGTTGGACGTCCGGATGGCAAGATCCAGCTCGAATCGAAGTCCGACATGAAGGCGCGCGGCCTGCCGTCGCCTGGCCGTGGCGATGCGCTCGCGCTGTCGTTCGCCTATCCGGTGGCGGCCAAGATCCCGGGCGCCATCCCGAAGCGCAACGGCGGACGCCGCGACTACGACCCGCTCAAGCCCCGCTAGGCGGGGTACATAGACCGCCTGCCGCTTCCCACAATCCGGCGAACTTTCAAGCCGGATTGATGAGGAGCATCCCATGACCGCCATGCGCGCCAAGTTCGTGCTGAACAGCGTCCAGCGCTTCAGCGCCAGCGAGAAGCTCTCGTTCAGCGCCGTTGCCAAGAGCACCGCCTACCCGGAAGACGGCAGCGACGAAGACAACACCTACGCGAAGTTCTCGCCGCAGGCCTCGTGCGAGATCTACGTCGCCAACCCGAACCTGCTCGGCAAGTTCGAGCCTGGCCAGAAGTACTACGTCGACTTCACGCCAGCGGAGACCTGAATACGGGAGGGTCGGCGTCGCATGCCACGTCGCATTGCGCGTCGCTAAGTGGGCGATGGCCCAACCTGCCCACCAACAGGTAAGCCCATGTCAGCCCGCTTCGCTACACCTGCCGACGACGCACTGCTAACCAGCATCGCGATGCATCCCGATGTCCGGCGGTGGACTGCGCACGACGGGGCGCCCGACTTCAATCCGACCAGCTACACCGCGCACCCGCGCAGCAAGGCCATCGTCGTGGAGGGCGGATTCTTCGCTCTCCCGTGCCTGGAGGACCGCGCCTACGCGGTGCACACCCAGTTCCTGCCTGATGTGCGCTGCTCCGACAAGGTCCGCCGCGCCCTGGAAGCCCAGGCCTTCATGTTCCTGAACTGCGACGCCGAGCTGCTGGTCACAATGGTGCCGGACAACAACCCGCAGGCGCTCTGGTTCGCGCATGCCATGGGCTTCCGGGACACCTACCGACGCGCCGGCGCGTGGAAGTCTGGCGGCGAGGTGTTCGGCGTGCAGTACCTCAGCCTGGAGATCGAGGACTGGATCCTGCGGCACGAGCCGCTGCGCATCCTCGGCGAGGAGTTCCACGCTCAACTGGGCCAACCCAACCATGGTCACGACCCGGTGCACGACTCGTTCGTCGGCGCCGCGTGCGCGCTGATGGCCGCCGGCCAAGTGGACAAGGCCGTCCGGATCTACGGCCGCTGGGCCCGTGCAACCGGCTATCAGCCCTTCGTGGTGCTGGACGACGGCGTCGACATTGGCACGCATGTGATCCGCGCAGACGGCGACGGATTCAAGTTCGAGGAGAAGGCTCATGCCTGAAACCGCAGGAGCGGCGATCGCCGCATTCGCAGGCAGCGGGACGGCGGCGACCGTTGGCACTGCGATCGCCACATCCGTCGCCGGGGCGCTGGTGTCCAAGGCCCTGGCGCCCAAGCAGCAGGCCCAGACGCCGGCGATCACCCAGCCCAACGCGCCGCCGAAGGCGCAGCAGGCGCAGGACCCGGTGGACATCGCGAAGAAGAACGCGGCGGCAGCGGCGGCTACCGGGCAGCTTTCAGGGAACAACTCCACGGTCCTTTCAGGGCCGCAGGGTGTGAGCCCGGGTAGCTTGAACCTCGGCCAATCAAGCCTGCTCGGTCAATGAGTGCTCCGAACGCAATCACCCCGCGCGATCGAATCATCCGGCGCCGTGCTTCGCTGGAGCTCGAGCGTGCATCGTGGTGGCACCACTGGAAATCCATTCAAGAGGTTTTGATGCCTCGGTCTGGACGGTTCTTCATCCAAGATGAATCGAATCGGGGTTCGCGGCGCAACGACATCCTCGACGACACCGGGACAGCCGCGCTCACCACGCTCGGCGCCGGCATGCAGTCGGGCATGACAAGCCCGGCCAGGCCGTGGGTGCGGTTGGAGACCGACGACCCCGACCTGATGGAGAACGCCAACGTCAGCCGTTGGCTTGACCAGGTGACCACGCGCATCCTGAACGTGTTCGCACGCTCGAACGTCTACAACTCGCTGCACTCGATGTACGAGGAGCTGGGCGGCTTCGGGACCGCAGCCTCATTCGTGCTCCCAGACTACCAGGACGTGATCCGGTGCTATCCGCTCACCGTGGGCGAATACTTCCTGGCGTCGAACGACCGCAACGAGATTGACACGCTCGGCCGCGACTTCCAGATGACGGTGCAGCAGATCGTCGAGCGCTTCGTCGTGCCGCGCCCGATGCCCGGCAAGGACGTGAAGAAGTCGGGCACCTGGGACTGGTCGAACGTGTCGCCGGCGGTGAAGAACCTCTGGGATGCGCACAACGTCGACACCTGGATTCCGCTCTACCACCTTGTCGATCCGCGCCTCGATCGCGACACGCGCAAGCTGGACGCGAAGAACATGCCCTGGCGCTCGGCCATCATCGAACTGGCAGGCCCGGCCGACAAGATCCTGAACGAGTCGGGCTACAAGCGTTTCCCAGTGCTCGCGCCCCGCTGGATCGTCACCGGCAATGACACCTACGGCAGCAACTGCCCGGGCATGCGCGCGCTCGGCGGCATCCTGCAGCTGCAGCACGAGCACAAGCGCAAGCTCCAGGGCATCGACTTCCAGGTCCAGCCGCCCATCATGGTGCCGACGGCGCTGAAGAACCAGGACAGCGATTTCCTACCCGGCGGCGTCACCTACTACGACCCGGTCGGCGGCAAGGTCGACGGCGTGCATTCGGCCTGGCAGGTGCAGCTCGACCTGAACCACCTGCTCAACGACATCCAGGACATCCGCCAGCTGATCAAGTCGGCATTCTTCGCCGACGTGTTCCTGTCGATGGAGCAGATCGAGGGTCAGCCGATCACCGCCCGCGAGGTGCAGGAGCGCCACGAAGAGAAGCTCCTGATGCTCGGTCCGGTGGTCGAACGCCAGCAGTCCGAACTGCTCACGCCGCTGGTGAACATCACCTTCGATGCGCTCATGGAATCTGGCTCGCTGCCACCTCCGCCGCAGGAGCTGCAGGGCATGGACCTGAAGATGGAGTTCGTCTCCGTCCTCGCGCAGGCCCAGCGCTCGACGGCGATGGCGGGCGTGGACCGGTGGATCGGCGCTGTCGGCTCGATCGCGGCCGCCAAGCAGGATGCGAGCGTCTGGGACAACGTCAATGTCGACGTTGTGATCCAGGACGCCGCTGGCTACCTAGGTGTCGCGCCCGAGATGGCGCGCGGCAAGGACGAGATCCAGGCGCTGCGCGATGCGCGCAACCAGGCGATGCAGGCCCAGCAGAAGGCAGCGGCCACGCAGCAAGCCGCAGAGACCGCGAAGACGCTGTCGCAGGCGCCGACGGACAACAGCAACGCGCTCACCCAAGTCATCAACGGGTTCTCTGGCCAGGGCCAACCCACAACCGCGAGGCTCGCAGGATGATCTCCACCAAGATGTCGAAGGAAGAGGCGAAGGAATACGCCTCACCATCGGTCTCCGATGCACCGATGTACAGCTACGGCACTTGCCTGTGCCTCGACGACGATCTCCTGCAGAAGCTCGGCTTCACGGACCCGCCGCCTGTAGGCACCGAGATGATGCTGGTGGCCAAGGTCGTCGTGACCAGCAGCAGTTCGAGCCAGCGCCAGAACGGCGAGAAGGAAGCGCGCAGCGACCTTCAGATCACCGACATGGAACTGAAGGCTGGAGGCGGCAAGGACGCCGCGTCCAGGCTTTACGGCTGAACATCGGGAGCCTGCTACCTCCTTTCACCCGGGCTCGCTACCTGGGAACAAGACCGCTCTCGCTAACCCATTCGCCCCCGGGTTCTTCTGGCGGTGGCAGTGCGCAAACCCCGGCAGGCTTTAAAGCGTAGCGGGGCAAGACGGTAACAGCGATGGGGTACATGGCTTGAGTTCGCGCTCCTAAATTCGCGCCCATGTCAGCAGTGGGACAAGACCAATTGGCGGCCCGAGAGGCGAAGGCGCAAGCCCAAGCGCTCGACGCTCGCAACGAAGTCGACGAACTGCTCTGGCTGATGAGCGATGCAAGGGGGCGCCGCTGGATGTGGCGCCGGTTGTCTGAACTCGGCGTGTACCGACTCACCTATGCACCGGGCGATTTCGCCCAGACGGCCTTCCAGGAAGGCCAACGCAGCGTAGGCCTGAAGTTGATCACCCAGATCATGCAGCACTGCCCGGCTCGCTTCACCGAAATGCAGAAGGAAGCGAGCAAACATGAGCGACGCAGCACCGGCAAGTGAAACGACGATCCTGACCGACGCAGCCCCGGCCGCGGCGGCACCAGCGTCTGCGCCTGCCACCGACGCGCCGGCCGCAGCACCCGCTGCAGCGCCTGCCGTTGACACGCTCCTCACCGCCGACCCGACCGCGCAAGCGGCCGACGCATCGAAGACCGACGACGCCGCGAAAGCGGATGACAGCAAGGCCGCCGATGCGAAGAAGGACGATGCCAAGCCTGTTGGCGCTCCCGAGGCGTATGAGGACTTCAAGCTGCCGGAAAAGTTCGAGGTGAGCGAGTCCGCAATGGGCGAGTTCAAGACGCTGGCCAAGGAACTGAACCTCTCGCAGGAACAGGCCCAGAAGCTGGTGGACTTCCAGACTTCCCAGACCAAGGGCAACACGCAAGCGCTTGTCCAGAACCTGATGGAGGGCGTCGACAAGACCGCGAAGGAATGGGCCGACACGGCCAAGTCCGACGCGGAATACGGCGGCGAGAAGTTCTCGGAAAACATGGCTCATGCAACTGCAGCGCTCAAAGCCTTCGGCACAGATGCCCTCAAGGCCGTATTGAACGAATCGCGCCTCGGGAATCACCCCGAGTTGATCCGCTTCATGGTCCGCGCGGGCAAGGCAATCAGCCAGGACGGCTTCGTCCCCGGGCGCGCGAGCAACGCGATGCCCAAGGATGCGGCCTCAGTTCTCTACCCCTCTTCGAAATAAGGAACCATCACCATGGCAACCCTCTCCACCAACGCCCTGACACTCGCCGAGTGGTCCAAGCGCCTCGATCCGGACGGTAACGTGCCGGTCGTGGCCGAACTGCTCACGCAGACCAACGAGATCCTCGAAGACGCGCTCTTCGTTGAAGGCAATCTGCCCACTGGCCACCGACTGACGATCCGCACCGGTCTGCCCGCGGTCTACTACCGCTCGATCAACCAGGGTGTGCCGACCAGCAAGAGCCAGACCGCTCAGGTCGATGAGGCTTGCGGCATCCTGGAAGCTCGCTGCCACATCGACAAGGAACTTGCCAACCTGAACGGCAACAGCGCCGCCTTCCGCCTGTCGGAAGACCGCGCGTTCCTCGAAGCGATGAACCAGACCATGGCCGGCGCCATGTTCTACGGCAACCCCGCCGCCGATCCGCGCCAGTTCATGGGCCTTGCGACTCGCTACTCGGCGATCTCTGGCGCAGGCAACGCCCAGAACATCCTGGACGCAGGCGGCACGGGATCGAACAACTGCTCGATCTACCTGGTCGGCTGGGGCGACAACACCGTCTTCTGCCCGTTCCCGAAGGGCTCGAAGGCCGGCCTCATGCATCAGGACCTCGGCGAAGAGTCGGTGCCTGACGCGAACAACAACTTCTTCCAGGCACTGCGCACGCTGTACCAGTGGAAGAACGGCGTCGCCGTGAAGGACTGGCGCTATGTGGTGCGGATCGCGAACATCAACGTGACCGATCTGACCGGCCAGTCGGCGACTCAGGCCGCGACTGCTGCGACGCAGATCATCAACATGATGAGCCGCGCGATCGATCGCATCCCGAATCTGGGCATGTGCAAGCCGGTGTTCTACGCGAACCGCACCGTCTACTCGATGCTGCGCATCGCTGCGCTGGGCAAGAGCAATGCCGCGCTGTCGATCGAATCGGCCATGACTCAGTTCGGCACGCCGACGAAGCTCACCAGCTTCCTGGGCGTTCCGCTGCGCAAGGTCGACCAGCTGTTGAACACCGAGGCTCGCGTCGTCTGAGGACCGCGTCGTCTAAACCCATCAAGGAAAAATCATGATCCTCGACGCATTCCTCCTCCTGTCCGGCTCGCTCTCGGCTGCCGGCGTCCTCACCGGCCAGGCGGCCAACGGCGCTGGCAACGTGCTGAGCACCAACACGATCGACCTCGGCCCGCTGTCCATTGGTGGCAACCAGGTCGGCGACCTCGGTGGCGGCGAGCCGCTGGAAGTCGAATTCAGCGTTCTCACCGCGCCCACCGCCGGCACTTCGGTGCAGTTCCAACTGATCCAGGCCGACGACGCGGCGCTCTCGACGAACGTGCAGGTGATCGACCAGACCGACGCGTTCCCGATCGCATCGCTGCCGGTCGGCACGATCGTTCCGCTGCACTACGACCGCGCCGCGCCCTATGCGCCCAAGCGCTACGTCGGTGTTCGTTACGTCAACACGGGTGCTATCGCGACCTTCAGCGTTGTCGCTGCGGTGGTGAAGAACGTCCAGGACATGAAGAACATCTACTTCAAGAACGGCTTCGCGGTCCTCTGATCGCTGGCTTGATCGCAACCACCCGGAGAACGTCACATGCCTCGCTACAAAGTGCTCGAAAAGTCCTACATCAACAACCGCATTGTCGAAGCGGGCGAAGAGGTGGACTACGACGGATTGCCATCGGGCAACCTGGAGCCGCTCGACAAGGCCGGCCAGAAGGCCGCCGCCGAGTACGAGACGAGCAACGCGGAGCGCGTGGCAACCATGATCGCCCAGAACGCGCCGACTCCCTCGGTCGACGCTCAAGCGATCGCGGCGGCTGTCGCCGAAGGCGTCGCAACTGGCCTCGCTCAGCAAGCAACCTGAAGCGCCCAGCGCAGTGATTCAAGTGGGCGCTTCGGCGCCCATTTTTCCAACAGGAGATTGAAATGGCCGACAAACTCGTTGCAAGCAAAGACGACACGAGCGTCATCGAGAAGTACGTCGATAACGGCGACGGGTCCTGGTCGCGCAAGGTTGCCGTGGGCGGTGGCGCTGTAGGCGCTGCCGGATACCCAGCCGGCGCCACGCCGGTGAACAGCTTCCCGGCGAACGGCGCCGGCAACACCGCCGTCGTTGCCACGCTGCCGGGCGTCGCCGGCAAGACCACTTACATCACTGGGGTGGACATCAGCTACGGGGGCGCGACGGCGTCGGGCCTGGCAGGTTTCACACTTGGCGGTCTGCTTGGTGGCACCCCATCGTGGATCATCCCGGTCCCCGCCGGCCCGACGTTGGGCGGCCAACTCTCGCTTCGCTTCAATCCGCCGATTCCAGCCAGCGGCCTGAACACATCGATCACCGCGACGCTCAGCGCGCTCGGCTCCGGCAACGCCGCGGCGATGGTCGCGGCCTACGGCTTCCAGATCTGAGGCGCACATGGCCGGCCAGGTCGACATCTGCAACGCTGCCTTGTCCCACATCGGCGACGAGGCCGCGGTCACGTCCGTCAGTCCGCCCGACGGGTCGGCGCAGGCTGCGCACTGTGCGCGCTTCTTTCCCATCGCGCTCGATGAGCTGCTGGAGGCCCACACCTGGACCTTCGCGACCGTGCGGGCGACATTGGCGCTGCTCTCTGTCACGCCGCCCCCGAACTGGCTCTATGCCTACGCCATGCCGGCGCAGGTGGTGAAGAAGCTCGCGGTGCTCGATCCGAACCTGCAGGACGAGGCATTGACCGAAGAGTACGAAGTCGAGAGCCTTTCCGACGGCACGCAGGTGATCTACACCAACGTTCAGAACGCGACCTTCCGCTTCATCCAGCGGGTGCAGGATACGACCAAGTTCACGCCCGGCTTCGTCTCCGCACTTGCTCGATTGCTCGCGCACTACCTGGCGGGCCCGATCATCAAGGGCGAAACCGGCATGGCGGTGGCTGAAGCGCAGCTCAAGCTATTCGGCGTGGCTCTTGGCAACGCGCGCACGCAGGACTCGAACACTGGCAGGCGCAACACCTACCGCGATCGGCCGTCCAGCACGCAGCTTGCGCGCACCGGGGCGCCCCCGTGTGGCAATGGCAATGCCGGCACCCTGTACGCCGGTCCTGGCTTTGGCGTGCTGTGACTGAAAAATCGCTCTTCCGATCTTTTGCGGCCGGGGAGATTTCGCCGCTGCTGTTCTCGCGCCTGGACCTGGACAAGTTCCAGACCGGTTTGGCGCTGTGCATGAACATGGAAACCCTGCCGCAGGGCCCCGTGCAGAATCGCGCCGGCTTCAAGTGGGTGCTGGAGACCAAGTACAGCAACCTCCTGTCCATCCTGCTGCCGTTCGCGTACAGCACCCAGCAGACCTTTGCGCTCGAATTCGGCGACGGCTATCTGCGGTTCCACACCCAGGGCGGCACGCTGCTGGAGGCGGCGGTCGCCATCGCCAACATCACGAACGCCGCCAATCCGGTCTACACCACGGGCGTCGCGCACGGTTGGTCTGTGGGCAATTGTGTGCAGCTGGGCGCCGTTCCGGGAATGCCGAAACTGAGCGGGCGGTGGCTCCTCATTGCTTCTGTTCCGTCTGGCACTCAATTTACGGCCACTGACCTCGCGGGCAATCCGGTGAGCACGGTCGGCATGCCGGTGTTCTCAAGTTCAACGAGTGCCTCGCGGGTCTACGAGATCGCAACCCCGTTCAGCCAAGCGCTGCTGAACTCGATCCACTTCGTACAGTCGGCCGATGTGCTGACGCTGGTGTCGCCGAACTATCAGCCTTATGAGCTGCGCCGGCTCGGAGCAACC